TTTGGGAGATGCAGGAGTTTCGCCTTTTTTAGCAGCATAAACCATTCCCATGAATCTCTGTTGGGATTTGCTTAAAGATTTTTCCTCAAGATTGTGATTTTCACTCACCGGTTTTTTTCTTCTGTTAATTTCTTTCTGCACTCTCTTCAACATAAACTGATTGGCAGGAGAAGATTGATCCATAGAACTGAATTGTTTGTGCATCGCAGATAGTTTCTCATCACTCTGTTTACCCATCTTTGCATCTTCAATAGTATATTCAACCTCCTCATTTTTATTTTTATTTTTCTCTCTCATTTCTTTTGCTTTAGCAAGAGTTCTTAATTTTGCTGCTTCCCTTTCATCTTTAGGAATATCGATGTTAGTCAATGCACCGACTTTTTCTGCTGGTTTACCTGGAACAGAAGACTCGCTCATTGCCTTCTTCGCTTTAACAGCAAGCGTATCTACCTTTTGGCCAATTTTCAGTTTACGATTTGATTCTGGAGCAGGTGATTTTTTAGGTTCGAACTTAGTTACCTCACCAGTTTTAGCAGTTTTTTTCATTCCCGCAAGAACTAATGAAGCTTTATGTTCAAGTTCTTCCTTTTTTTTACGATCAAGTTCTTGTTTTTTTCTTTGTGTAGATGTCATCATTCTAGACATTCTCTCTTCACGAGAACGAAGAGCTTCATCAACCTGTTCTACTTCTTCTTTTGTTTGAATAATCTTACTTCTTACTTTTCTACGATTTAAAAGATACTTATCGGTTTTATCATGATCCCCATCATTATCAATATCTTTATCTTCCTTTCCTACAGGATCCAAAGCCTCTTCCACTTTCTTTTTTCGATCTGATGCAATCGCATCACCAACAGATGCTCTCCTCTTCTTTAGATAGCTATCAGTATCGTCTACTTTACCATCATTATTTACATCGTCGTCCTCTTTTCCCACTGGATCTAATTTCTTAGATTCTTTAGCTTCTGCAAGAATACGTGAAAAATCTTCCCAACTAGCCATTTATTTTACAAGAATACTGCTAGTTTTATTTATTCTTTTTGCCGTTGCGAAATTTATCGTAAATAGATGCAATCTTAACACCAGTATAACTCTTCACTTCTTGACCGGGAGTTAATGATTGTACATAATCTCTATATTCATCTGTTCCAATCTCGTGAGGATTCTCCACTAAATCCTTTAACCAAGACTTAAACATAATTTGATTTTCAGTGACACAAATCACATAATTAGTTCCTCTACGAATCACCTCTCCTCTGAGACCGGTGTTCATATTTTCAACAATAGATCCAACTTCATAGATGCGATCCACAAGATAGGCATCTCTCATTCCTTCTTCATCGAGTTTCGGGGCAACTTCCCATAATTCAGTTTCCTCAGTAACTCCCATAGATCTGCGAAGAACATTGAAGAGTTCCATTTTTTCCATATTCTTCATGGTATCTGGAACACCTTTTGCAAACTTAACAAAGTCTCCTTCTGCTGCAGCAAGTCTCAACTTAGATGCAGACATTCCAGTTACATCATCCGAGTCGGGATCTCGGTCTCCTGCAGAAACCACTTCAAGTTGATCGTAGTTGTAAAGTTCTCCATTGTACTTATGACTTAACCCTTGGAATTCACCCAGTCTATCCGCACCGACCATGATGATCATATTTTTGTAACCTTCTGTGTTAGCACCAGTAAGCACATTAAAAATTGTTTTTGATCCCTTATCATCAACAATATTATCTGAGTAATCAGGGAACATTTGGCGCATATAAGAAATCTTCATTTGTGGAGTGAGAGGATTCTTCTTAGCATCTTGTGAACGAGATGGATAGATTCTGAGTTCGTAACCTCTCTTTTCTGCTTCTTTTGCAGCTCTTTTAAGAAGTTTTTCGTGACCAACAGTGGGAGGATTAAATCTTCCAAATACTACAACAACTCCTGGTGCCTCTGGAACTGGAGTTTCTGTAGGTTGTTGTTCTGGTGGAACTTCTTGTTGTGTAGATTGTTGTTTTGGTGAAGTTTTTCGTGTTGTAGATTGTTGTTGTGCCTGTGGATCAACAGCAGTTGCATCTGGTTGTACAGTTGGAGTTGCCGCCGTTGGTAGTCTTGGGGAATCTTTTTTGCCGGGAGTATTATCGCTACCGTAAAACTTAAGCACTCCTTTTACAGTTTTAGCAACAAACTCACCGTTCTTATCATACCATCCGCCGTGGCCATCTCCAGACAACCCAAGTTTCTTAGCTTCTTGGGATGCAGAAGTTTCTCTAACTTCAGTAAAAAACTGAGTAAAATTCTTCATTATTAATTTAGTTAGGATTCCTTAACCTTTAAGTATTTATTGATTTAAAACTCGACTGTGATTGCATTTGATGGTGGTTTAGCGACTATAACAATTCTCCTACCTTTATCCCCAGCTGTAGGAGATTTACCTAAAATTAAAGGATACCCATCTTTATCTTTACTTTTACTATCAAATGGTTGGTCATTTCTTCTTTTTCTCAATCTTAAATACAAATCATGCGTTGCAGCGTACTGTTTGGCATTGTGGAAATGGCCATTTAGTCGTAATGATGATCCAGTTCCGGTTGAAGTAACATCCATAGGCCCAATATACATATAATCTATTGGCCCACCCATAGAGGCATTTCCAACAACGATCAATTCCTTCAAATTATCACTGACTCTACCATACATGTCCGGAATTTGATCGCCATCATTATATCCCAGAGATAAGTATTTTTGTAACGCAGCGTTTAAAAACCTACCACTAAATCCAGGTAATATTAATTCCAATCCCTTCAAACCACCGCCAGCGATACTTGGAGCACTAGTTCCTTTATTTGATATATTATATTTTTTTCCATTCTTTGCAGTAATAATAACATCCGTATATGGCTCTGTTCCTGAAGTTGATCTCCCTCCAAACTTTTCAGCGGCAACTACTTGTTTAATTGATATTGATCCGGCAGTAACATTTATTGGACTTCCAAATTTAGAATAATAACTGTTGACGGCATCAACAACTCCAGTTTCCTGTCTCTCAGATAAAACTCCAGCCATAATACAAAAAAAAAACTCTTCCAAGTATTTATGAAAGAGTTTATAATTAAAGATCGTCTTCTGATCGATTCTCTGAATAGTAAGGATCAAAAAAACCACCAGGATAACGTTTTTCAAGTTTAGTGACATTACCTGCAATCACTTCATCAATAGTAACTCCAAGTGCCATACAGGCTTGTGCAACATACCACATAATGTCACCGAGTTCGACAATCATATGATGACGATTATCTTCATTAAATGGTTTACCTTGAAAGATCATTTTCTTAATGATCTCAAGAAACTCCCCACCCTCTGCATTGATACCAACCCCAGCAGTCAGGAGTCGTTCGATGTTCGCACCTTTCTCATCAAGTTGAACAAGTCTATCAGAAAGAACAAGAAAGTCTGTGGAAGCGTCAGATGTTACTGCATCAACAAACTCAGTATATTTTTTAAAGTCAATACTTTTAGTCATCAGAATTTAAATCCCTCGAATGATTTTTTTGGTCCGGTTTTGTTTTCTCTATTATTATACTCTTCATCTTGTCCAGAGTCAAGTATATCAGACTGAGCACTCTGTTCGCAGTCATATAGCCGCATCTTACTCCTATCAATACCAATAACAAATCGTTTGTTACTGGTAAGATCATTATAACGATTCTTAAGTTGTTTCACCATAATCTGACCCAACTCTTCAAGTTCTTCTGTAGAGATTAGTGCAAACATGAGGTCAGCAGTCGCAGGAAGACCAAAGGATTCGGATGTATCGGTGATTTCAACATCACTATTACCATACCCCGAACGAGTTGTTTGTGTCGCACTCACAATAGGAACATTAAACTCTACAGCAAGACCACGAAGTTCTTCTGCAATAGACTTAATTAATGTGTAAGAATTAATGTTACTTCCTCCCTTAAATCGTGAAGAAGCACAAATATTCAAATAATCAATAAAAATGATATCAGGTTTAAACGACTTCTTAAGTGCAAGTTCATTCAATAGAGACTTGAAGTGGCCACTGTGAGCAGATGCAGTTGGATATTCTTTAATGATCAAAGTTCCTTGAGTCTTCTTTGCGAGATTAGTGATTTTAGTCTGAAACATTTGACGAGGAAGTTTTTCAATCTCTTGAATGTCAATATTCAGGAGATTTGCATCAATACGTTCTGCAATTCTTTCTTCAGCCATCTCCAAAGTAATATAGAGTACATTTTTACCCCGAAGAAGAACAGAAGAGGCAAAGTGACACATAAAGAGAGACTTACCCACACCAGTGCCCGCAAGAGCAATATTGAGAGTCTTATTAGGAACTCCCCCCTTTGTAACTTTGTTGAAGAAATCCAAGTCAAATGGAATTTTTTCCTCAGCCTGGTGGTAGAAATCATATCGTTGTTCATAGTCTTGGAGATAATCGTGACCTACATTAGTATCAAAACTTACTGCAAGAGCATCAGAAAGAATTGATGGAATTGCATCTTTAGTTTTTTTAGAATCATTCCCATCAACAATAGAAATTGATTCCATTAGTGCAAGGTAAATCGCTTTATCTCGACACCACTTTTCCGTAGTATCGCAGAGCCACTTCACATCAAGATGTGAATCATCTAGTTTAGATACATACTCAGTAATTTCTTTATATGTATTCTCATTAAGATCTGTCCTATTTTCAATCTCCACTCCAAGAATTTCTCTTGTAGGAAGTTTATTATATTTGAAAATAAATTGACAAACCTCCTCAAAAACTACTTTCTCAGTATAGTCAGTAAAATACTCAGTTCGAATAAAAGGCAAAACTTTGCGAGAATATTCTTCATTAAAAGCGAGACTCCTAATAATAGTAGTTTCAATTCGTTCCATTAATAATAGTGGCAATAAGTGGACATAATATATTTGACTCCTTTGTTGACTCGCAGTCCCGCATGAGGATACTGCCAATTTGGAGGAAACACTATGACTGAACCTTGTTTAGGGACAATCTTTTTATTGTGATGTGGAAACTCAGTTTCTCCACCAGTAAAATCGTCATTAAGATAATAGAGAAAAGCTAGATATCTCTTTGCAGATCTGTGATCTTCAACATCAACATGAAGATCGAATCTATCATGACTATTGCAATGATACTTTTTGATTCTAAACTCCTCTAAGAAAATTCTTGGAGGATACCATCTAGTGTACTCTGAAAGATCTTTTTTGTAAAGACCCAGAACATTCAAAGTTGAATGAGAAAGATATTTAACTTGTTCTGGATTTTTTTGATTGATATTTAATTGAGTGAAATTAGGAGTTCCTTTATTGGAAACTATTTCTTTAAATCCACTTATATCAAACAAGTTTATTAAAGACTTACAAATGTTCAGATCAAGAGCATTATCATAAATTTTAATAAACTCACCCATAAGAAAATTGGATTTTGGCAATTACATCAAGTTTTTCCATTATTTCATCAGTGAAATATTTTTCCGGATTCTTAAGAATTTCCTTGGCATAAACTTTCTTACCATCAATTTCATAACGACCTGCTACATTCTTCCACATTCCACCCAATTCACCAAGTTCAAGCAAACCATAATATCGATCAAGACCACGCTCATCATAATAAAGACGAATCTCAACATCTTGATTTTCTTTACTTAGACGAGATTTATGTGTCTTCGCCTTGATGATATTTCCAATAACATCTGATCCATCCTTTTCCTTTTTCTTTGAAAGATAAATGATACTGGAGGCAGCGTACTTAAGACCACTACCACCACCCATTTCTTTCATAGGAACATAAGAACCAATGACATCATATGTATGATTAGTTACAATCATAGGAATTTTTGCCTGACCTAACTTGAGAGTAAGCATACGGAATGCACCTTTAATCAGTTGTGATTTAGTCATGTCCCGAACTTCTTTATCATTCAGGGCATCGTTAATCTCTTTGCTAGTCGAAAGCATTCCCAGAGAATCTAACACAAACATACAAGGATTGCGGTCGCCTTCTAGTTTCTTCATATAAAGGTCAACTGCCTTGAGTGCCTTTTGTCGAAACTCTTCTACAGTAACTACATTGACAACAACCAAACGAGTTGTGTCAATTCCTCTACTTTCAAGAAGGGCTCTGTTGATTGCTGCTTCAGTATCAAAATACAAACAATATCCAGTAGGATTATTATCAAGAAAATTTTTAACGACGGCAAGACTGAAAAAAGTTTTTCCAGTAGAACTTTCACCTGCGATTGCAGTAATCTTATTACCAGATACCCCACCATATATACTACCGGATACAAGAGCATTAAAAATGTATGAACCCGTATCCACATAAGTTTCAGTTTCATCAATCTCTGATGCGAGTTGCGTATATTCTCCCCCAATCTCCTTTACAATATCTTTAAGAAAATCCATTCATTCCTCCAAATTTTTTGACTTTATACAGATAACTCGATTATAACTCTTTTTTAGGTGATTTGCAAACTACTTTATGAGAAAAAACTTTCCAAACTAACCGATTTTTCTACTGACCAACCAATGGCATCAAGAATGATTTTCATAGGTTCAACAAAAGATTTATTAAATTGAGTCTCATAGTCAACATACTTTTCTAGTTGCAACTCTCTGGGAAACTCTTGAATAAAAGAAAATACATTTTCTTGAATTAAATTAGGAACTTTCAAGTAAACAAATTTAATTTTTTCTCCACTTTGAATTGAAGGATATTTTTTATCCAATCCATTTTTTTTCGTATGGTGATTATATAAGATAGATCCTCTAACATGAATTGGAACTCCCTTATTATACATATGAGTTTTTGAAATCCATTTATTAATCTCAGATATACTGCGGGGAAATGCAATTTCTTCTGGAGTTAGAGACTTAAATTGTTTACGAGCATTTTCAATAAACTCAATAACCTCATTTTCCCCCTTTGTCATAATAATATTAATTCCCTCTTTAATCATCTTACGACAAGGTGCAGGAGTTGATGTTTTGATAGCTTCAATACCCATCATCTTGAGTTTCGGTTCTTGATACCGTACACCCTCAGAATCCCAAACACGGAGAATATAACGTTTCTTGCCAGTCCAGATGCCACGTTC